GGCTATATGCTAAAGAACGAGCTGGATCTCGCATGCATTGCGCATTAAGTGATCAGGAAATAGCTATACGTGGTAACATTGATTTAGAAGAAGTTCAAAGAATCTCCAGGTTAACTTCGTGGGATTCAGTTACTATTGGTCACGCACGAAACTTTTGTGTTGGATGCAATTTTGATCCTTTTGATTATCATGATCGTAATAGAATCGCGGCTTATTCAAGAAGGGGGACATATGCCTTCTTGAGAAGATCTGAGCACTGGAAAACAACCTTCCTTCCTTTAATTAAGATATTTCAAGATGCCAAGATCACATAAAATAAAGACCGATGTCCTAGCTCAGGCATTAAAAGAATTTGATGGTGACTATAAAAAAACCGCAGAACATTTTGGAACTACAGCTGGGAAAATAAGAGAGCGAGTCTATAAGGACCCCCAGCTCTATGCTGTGTGGGTTAAGAATGGAACAAAGGAAATGAAGCCAGATGGTATTGATTTACTAGAAAGACAGCATGAGTTTGATGACGAAAAGGGTACTAGGTTACTAGAGGCTCTTGATAAGAACTCTCGTTATGTATTTAATAACGAAATTGCGAGTGTCTTGACAAATCAAGACAATGTAAAAAAACTTGAAATATTTAAAGACTTTGATGATTCAGTTGGGCTCCTAATGGCAGAAGCGTTGCGTGTCACCCAAAAGGTTAATATCAGGCAAAACATGAGTTTGTTTGAGGTGACAGAAGCACTTAAGGATGCACTAGATGAAGACGGCATGGAACCTGAAGAAAGAATATTGCAGACTAGATTATTCCTTCAAGCAACAGAGCAACAGGGTAAATTTTACGACAGACTACTAAAAGGTCTGGAATTCCAATTAAAACTAGCAAACGAAAAAGATAAGAGAGAGACAAAGAAGAAGCCAGGGTTTAGACCTTTAAAGGAATTGAAAGATGCCGAAGAAGAAGAGTAGGGTAGATCATAAAATTCTCATTGAGAAGTTTGCACCTGAAGAGCAGGTTCTTGATCAGAAAGATACTACTCCTTGGTTACCATCGTTAACCAAAACCCAAAGAAAGATATTTGATGATCCATCAAAGTATATTCTAGCATACGGCGAAAGAGGGTCAGGAAAGACTTACTCTCTGGGGGGTCATAAGTTAGTTCGCCATTGCTATGAAAACTTTAACGCTTTAGCACTAATAATTGTTGGCGTGAGATCGCAGGCTACAATGGGAGGAGTATGGCATAAGCTACAAGTAGAGATACTACCAGAGTGGGTCGAAGGAATAGGTTTAAGTCACACTGATGAAAGGCAGGATACACAGAAAAATCTATACATGGATATAGAGAATAGGTTTGGTGGGCATTCTCGAATATGCTTAATTTCCGTACCTTATGGTTCATTTATTAAGGATAGAATAAAGGGATTTGAGCCAAGCCTTGTGTTTGTAGATGAGCTTACTAACTTGGATACGAATGACTACTTTAATGCAGTTGTACAGCAATTAGGAAGAAGGCAGGGTATCCATGGACCTCAGCAGTATTTAGCTGCATGTAATCCTGATGGACCGAGCCATTGGGTATATAAACGATTTTTTGAAGACCCGCTAGACGAGGATGGAAACTGGAACAGTGACTACTCTGTGTATCATGTAAAGATAGAAGATAATATAGAGAATCTACCTGATGGATATTATGATCGAATACAGGAAGCTGTAAAATCTGACCCCATAGAGGAAGCTCGCATGGTAAGGGGCGAATGGATAGATCGCCCGGCGGGGAATGCAATATTTGGTCCCTACTTCAATAAAGAACTACATGTAAGAGGAAGTGCGAAAACAGGCATACTACCAAATAAAGAATATCCTATATCAATAGGATGGGATCCAGGGTCGGTAAATAACGCATGTATTTTTATGCAAGCTTTACCAGGTGAAGACAGAACAGTATGGATTGTGTTCGATGAATTTGTAACCATAAATAAAAAACTCCCCTATACTACACTAGTGCCGTTGTTGATGAGAAAAATGGCATACTGGAACAGAAGAATGGATCATAAATTTAAGTATGTTCACATATCAGATAACTCTGCATTTAATCAATTTAGGGCTAAAACAGGATCATATGATGTTAAGGATATAGAAGATATTTCTAGGCAAAAAGCAGAAACATTTAATTTAGAACCCATCCGAATGCGAGCAGCTCCTAAGTTCTCAGGTTCAGTGGAGTCAAGGGTAAGGATAACAATAGCCAAACTACAAGCAGAGGAGTTTCTTGTCTCATCTCAATGCTCTGCAATTTGCAAGATGTTTCAAAACCTAATATGTGAAAAGCAGGGCAAAACATATGACCCTAATATAGCATTTAAACCAAGGAGGAGCATTTATGTTCACCCATTTGATGCAATGTCATATGTACTACTTCAGTACAACTCTTCTAATGCCGAATCAATACAGGTATCCAAGTCGGAAATCATAGAGATTGGTGCTTGACCTTTTGTAACACTAAAACATAAGTTACTTTATGCGCATGGAATCATTAGTAAACTTCGACCTCGAAATGTATCCTGATCTTTTGGATATGCTTGAAGGGGTATCCGCAGGAGATATTGTTACCGTATCTGGTTCGTTTCAAGTTAAGGAACTTACCGATAAACGTTTCTCCGCTTCTTTTAACGACGACGATGCATCTGTCAGTATATCAAAGGTAGAGGGAGACGAACCTGAAGACGAAAGCGAAGACGATACAGACTCGGAAGAGCCCGAAACAGAAGAAGTTACCGGGTGATTCAGAGTATACGACAAGCGCTTCGATACTTATGGACGCGCATTACGCGCGCCTCGGTATTAAGAAAAGGTGGAATAAGGAAAGAGTAGATAAGTTATGTGGCTTTTTAAGAATGAATTACGGAGAAATCGCAAGCCTCCTTCATATGCCTCACAGAGAGTTTATCCGAAAAATATATTCAACGAAACCCTTCGATGGCCCATTATGCCTAATTTTAACAATCATTGAGAGTAGATATTTACATAACTACACCAAGGATATAATCAAAAACTTATTTAATTTTACTGATGGTCAATAGGGATATACTTAATAAATACGGATGCACAACAGAGAGGCTCCGTGAAATATTCACTGCTGAAAAAGATTCTAAAGATCATGAGACGCGCGAGTATTTTCAAGATTTACTACAATCAAGAATACTTGAAGGTATAAGAGAGAGTGCAGAAAATGCCAAGCTGTACATGAGTGTTGATATGGCATGGGATTCCATACCTATAAATAAATCTACCATTCCGTTATTACAGTATGCACAGGGGAAGATTTCAGTAGAGGATTGCCATGATAAGTTAAATGACCTTGGTGTAGCCGATAAGTTCTGCGAATACGATGACGAAGGTTCGCTTAGGAATATAAACGCACTTCGATTATATGAGGTGTCGGTTAACATCATCCGATCTTATGTAACTAGAAGGGTTGCTGCACAATCAAGTAGATTTAGTAATTTGTACCCATATTTTAAATATGAACCAAGAAGTACTGATCTAGCTGACAAGCTTCGGGCTGATGTATTATCTCAGCGCGTTGAAATGATGACGGAGCAATTTGGATATAGGCATCAGTTTGAGCAAATAATAAGACAGATGTTTATGTATGGTCATTCAGTTGCGTTCCCAGATACATCATGGACTGAGGATATACAATGGAGGTACACGAATGACGATCTTACTGGTGGTGAGGATATGGAGTCATACGCAGAAAGAGCTGGAGTTCATTTCACCACACCACACCCAACTCGGGTGATCAGGGATTCATCTCGGCCACTCCATGATTTAAATAATAACCAGGGTCCACAATGGATTGGGTATTGGGACATTGTTAGGTATTCAGAAATCTACGGTAATGCTTCGACTTGGAATTCCGACAAGATAAGTTATACAAATAGCCTATCTACCCTATATAATACATATGCTGATTTCTTTGGTTATTACTTCCGTGATGATTTAGTATTCCCCAAGGTTCAAGATCAATACTCCTTTAAGAACGAAAGGGTTGCCCAAACAGGCATGTATGCAGGGGAAGAATTAGATAAGGGATTATTTGTTACACAGATGTGCATGAAGGTAAACCCAGTTAGAGATGGACTTGGCGAGTACCCTCATGATGTATGGGTAAAGTTTACAGTAGCTAGTGATGAAACTGTTCTTTATGCAGAGTATCTACCATCCCTCCCGGCCGTGTATGGTGGTATAAATGAAAATGATGATCGTATGTGCAATATATCAGTTGCTCACGAGATCATGCCATATCAGGATCAAATGACAAATATACTCAACTCAATGCTCGAGCAAATGAAGATGAGCATGTTTAAGATATTTGCAATTGACCAAGATGCATTAGACGATGACGTAAAAGAGTATATTAAAGATGCTCTTGCTGATGATACATTTTACGCAAAACCAAAAGCACTATTTTACTCAGGGCAAAAAGCAGCCGACCTAGGTATAAATAATAACGACTTTATTAAAGTAGTTGATGTACAAAAAGAACTTTCCGCAGGGGTCAACCAGTCGATCCAGGCAATCCTCCAGTTATTAAATCTCGTTGAGCGCTTGCTGATCCTATCTCCACAAGAGTTGGGACAGCCCGCTCCTCGGGAGATTAGCGCTACTGAGGTCGCAGAGATAAGTAATACTACAAATGCTATCTACTCTTTTATATCTGAAGGAATTGACGATATGAGAGGAGCTATGAAGAAAGTGCTATATGAGCATTTAGTATCCTGCTCAAATGACTCTTTTGTTGTTCCAATAAAAGGGAGGTATTCCGAGGAAGTAATACGACAAGCTGGATTTGATGTAGAAACGACAGGGGATGAGATTACATCAAAAAGAAATGTAATTGGTAAACCTGATAATCTGATTTATGAATATCTATTCAGTGGGCGTGATGGAGCTGAGAGAGCTAGAGATACTCAATCCGCTCAAGTCTTAGGTCAATTGGTTATGCAATTAATTCAAGTACCCGACATGGCAAAGGCATTGGGCAAGGAAAGAGTTTTTAATATGTTTAATGAAATATTTAGAATGTCAGGCGCTCATGATCTCAAGCTTGAAGCTGACGAGCAGGATATGCAAGAAGACATGAAAAATGTCGGCAATGAGCAATTTATTACGCAACTGCGAGAGCAATGGCCTCAAGTAGTTCAGATGCTAACGGGTTTGGTGCAACAAATTCAAGGAGGGCAGGGCATGTCACCTCAAGGTGGCGGGCAACCCCCTCCTCCTGGCGCACCACCTATGGAACCACAACAACAACCACAAACATCACCTGACCAACAAGTCCAGTTATGAGCGAAGAAGAAAATCCTGAAGTATTAGAGCAGCAAAAAGAAGCAGAAGAAGCGCAACAGGCAAAACCTGAAAATGAAGGAAATGCTTTATATAAAACACTTTTTGATATTGCAGAGGAAGCTGAAGAGGAAGTATCTGAATATAGACCACCAGTTGAGCTTAACGAAGCTGTAGAAACTTTAGACCATGTAGAGGAGAAGCAGGAGGTATCTGAAGAGCCTACCGAAGAGGCAAAAGAAGAAGAACCACAGAAAGCTGAACCAAAAAAGAAAAAACTTCGCAAGGTAATAGATCCAGACATTCCTGAAGATGTAAAGAAGCAACCATCCTATATAGAATCTACGGAAGACAAATTTGTTCCATCCGATGAGGATACTGAGTTTATGGAAGAGCTAGTTCCGGAAGAGCGTGCTATTTTTGAAAAAGTTCTCTATGCGGACAATAGGATGGGTGGTGACTACAAGGGAAAATCTAAGCAGTTTAAGCAGTTCTTTAAGAAGAATAAAGAATTCGTGGAGAAAAAAATGGCTGAGGATGACTTTTATGATCCATCAACAGATGATCAGTATGTAGAATTTGTTAAAAGCAATAAGCCTAAATTCACCCGAACGGACGAAGATAATGTTTATCGGGAGATGATACTCGAAGAGGCAGATAGGAGACTTGAGAAAAAAACACAATCCAAGATCTCTAAGCTAGAGCAACAGTTAAAGAAGTATGAAGTCATGCCTAAGGTTAACCAGGCAAAGGCAAATTTTAGAAAAGTTGCTCAACAGACTGTAGTTCCTGAAGAATTTCAAAAAGAATTCAAAGAAGGAGGGGAGGATGCAGTTAAAAAGTTTGCTGAGAGTAACCCACTTGAATACCAAATACTTGACCGCAATACTAAAGAGTTATTGCAATTTAGTGACGCATTAACTGATATATTTTTAGATCCAAGCTCTCAACTTGATATAGCGGGGAACGAAACGCATAAATATCTAAATGATTGGCTGAATGCTGAGCAGGATAATTTTATAAAGAGTGGACAAACACAACAAGAAGACGGCAGGGTGTTCATGCGTAGGGAGAGATACTTTCAACTCCCTGAGAGCAAGAGGTCCGAGTATTACACTTGGTCGGACAATGACTTACTTAAAATAATGGCACTTCGATATGGTGATAAGGTAAATGCCGAAATTAAACACCATAGAGATCAAATGGAAAAAGCTGGATACACTAGAGTTTCTCAAGCAGAGCAACCTACTGTAAGTCAACAACCTGCTAGAGCTAAGCCTCCCGTTTTGAATGCTACACCCAGGCAGGGCAGTGTAGTGGATACTAAGCAATCACCTAAAGCAGATGGTAGTAATAATGCTATACTATCTGCCCTAGGTTTGTAGATCCAAAAACATAGTTTTAGGATACTGCGTTAAATAGGTCATAAGTTCTATAATTAGCAAATTTTAAGGTTTTTTTTATGAAATGAAGTTTTTGTAGTTTTTTATGTTAATATCAGTTGTAACACGAAATATCGTATAACAATAACATTATTAAAACAATATGGCTACTAACTCATCATTACCAACTACGAGCGCTTCAGGTGCGAGT